GTGCCGCCCTGGCTGCTGAACTGCTTCTTGGATGAGCTGGACCGGAAAACCCTCTGCGCCTTGCCGCATCTCTTTGACATCTGGGCGCTGGACCACCAGCGCCCGCCGCCGGGGGATTGGCGCGCCTGGGTGATCCTGGGCGGCCGTGGCGCAGGGAAAACAAGGGCAGGGGCTGAATGGGTCCGCTCGCTGGCCGAAGGTGCGCGCCCGCACGACCCCGGCACCGCCCGCCGCATCGCGCTGGTGGCGGAAACCTATGACCAGGTGCGCGACGTTATGATCCACGGCGACAGCGGCATCCTGGCCTGCGCGCCGCCCGACCGGCGGCCCAAGTGGAAAGCCTCGGAGCGCAAGCTGATCTGGCCCAACGGGGCAGAGGCGCAGGCTTTCTCCGCCCATGACCCCGAGGCGCTGCGCGGCCCCCAGTTCGACGCCGCCTGGGCGGATGAACTGGCCAAATGGCGGAAAGGGCAGGAGAGCTGGGACATGCTGCAGTTTGCCCTGCGGCTGGGCCAGGACCCCCGCGTCTGCGTCACCACAACCCCGCGCAACGCGCCGGTGCTGAAGCGGCTCTTGGCCTCACCCAGCACCGTGCAGACCCACGCCGCGACCGAAGCCAACCGCGCCAACCTCGCGCCGTCGTTTCTGGAGGAGGTGCGGGCGCGCTATGCGGGCACCCGGCTGGGCCGGCAGGAGCTGGACGGGGTGTTGCTGTCGGACATCCAGGGCGCGCTCTGGACCACCGCAGCGCTGGTCGCGGCGCAGGTGGCCGACGCGCCGCCGCTCGACCGGGTGGTGGTCGCCGTCGATCCGGCCGTCAGCGCAGGCAAGGACTCCGACGCCTGCGGCATCGTGGTGGCGGGGGCCGTCACCCGGGGCAAGCCGCAGGACTGGCAGGCCTATGTGCTGGCCGATTGCACGGTGCAGGGGGTCGGTCCCCTGGCCTGGGCGCAAGCGGTGATCGCCGCCCGCGACAGGTTTGGCGCCGAACGGGTGGTGGCAGAGGTCAACCAGGGCGGCGCCCTGGTCGAAACCCTGCTGCGCCAGGCCGACCCGCTGGTGCCCTTCCGCGCCCTGTACGCGCGCAAGGGCAAATCCGCCCGCGCCGAGCCGGTGGCCGCCCTCTACGAACAGGGCCGGGTGCGCCACCTGCCGGGGCTGGGAGAGCTGGAGGACCAGATGTGCCAGATGACCCCGCAGGGCTACCGCGGCAGCGGCTCGCCGGACCGGGTCGATGCGCTGGTCTGGGCGCTGCATGAACTGATCATCCAGCCCGCTGCAAACCTTAGGAGGCCGCAGGTGCGGGTCTTATAGCCTCTTCTCAAAACTGACCGCCCGGCCGCCAGGCCGGGCAGCGCCCGTCCCGCCCCCCACGGGGCGGGCGCTTCGCTTCCTCCCCGTCGGGCCGGGCGCCGCCCTAAGCACTTCGCAACACCGGGTAAAATTCATCATAAGTGAATAATTACAGTGTCTTGACGTAGGGTGTTGCGTACCCGCCGTACGCACCGCTTCCCAGATCTTCAGCACTTTCTGTCCCTAATGATCCTCAGCAAAGGCGCACCAGCCCCAAGGGGTCCGGCGCCGGAGATGAACAACCTGAGGAGCGGACCATGGTCTTTGACCTGCTGCGGCGCAACAAGCCCGAACCCCCACAGCCCGGCCTGGAGCAGAAGGCCAGCCAAACCGCCCGCGTGGTGTCCTGGCACGGTTCCGGCCGCATCGCCTGGAGCCCGCGCGACACCGTGTCCCTGACCCGCAGCGGCTTTGCCGGCAATCCGGTCGCCCACCGGGTGATCCGTCTGATTGCCGAGGCCGCCGCCGCCGTGCCGCTGGTGCTGCAGGACAGCCGCCAGCGCTATGAGACTCACCCCTGGCTGGCGCTGCTGGCACGCCCCAACCCGGCCCAGACCCAGGCCGAACTGCTGGAGGCGCTCTACGGCCACCTGCTGCTGTCTGGCAACGCCTATATCGAGATGGTCGCGGCAGAGGACGCAACGCCCGCAGAACTGCATGTGCTGCGCTCCGACCGGATGAACGTGGTGCCCGGCCCGGACGGCTGGCCGGCGGGCTTTGACTATGTGGCCGGCGGGCGCAAGCACCGCTTTGCCAACGCGCCGGTTAAATCCCCGGTCTGCCATATCAAGAGCTTTCACCCGCAGGACGACCACTATGGCCTGTCCCCCCTGCAATCGGCGGCGATGGCGATTGACGTCCACAACGCCGCCTCCCGCTGGTCCAAGGCGCTCCTGGACAACGCAGCCCGCCCCTCCGGCGCGCTTGTCTGGACCGGCTCCGACGGCCAGGGCCAGATGTCCGACGATCAGTTCCGCCATCTAAGTGAAGAGATTCAATCAAACTTTCAGGGTGCGCAGAATGCCGGCCGCCCGATGGTGCTGGAGGGCGGGTTGGACTGGAAGCCGATGGGCTTCTCGCCGTCGGACATGGAGTTCCAGAAGACCAAGGACACCGCCGCCCGCGAAATCGCGCTGGCCTTCGGGGTGCCGCCGATGCTGCTCGGCATTCCCGGCGACGCAACTTACGCCAACTACCAGGAGGCCAACCGCGCCTTCTACCGGCTGACCGTGCTGCCGCTGGTGGCCAAGGCCACTGCCGCATTGGCCGACTGGCTGGCGGGCTGGACCGGCGAAGAGCTATGCCTGAAGCCCGACCTCGACCAGCTGCCCGCCCTGGCGGCAGAGCGCGAGGCGCAGTGGCGGAGGATCTCTTCTGCGGACTTCCTCACACCCGCGGAAAAGCGGCAGCTGCTGGGGTTGCCCGCACAGGCCCCGGCCACGCCGCAGATGGAGGGCGGACAGGATGACTGAGCACCCGATGCACGCATTCGATTGTTCACCGGGATTGCGCCTGTCCGCCCATGAGCGGGTGGCCCAGATCCAGCATGAGGCCGTGAACCGCCGCCTCGACCGGATCGAACAGATGATGGAGCGGCTGGAGAAACGCCTCTGGCTCACCGTCTACGGCGTCGCCGCGGTGATCCTGGCGCAGGCCTTCCAATCCTTCCTGACGGTGCAATTGCCGTAACTCCAACGATTTGCGAGGCTCAGATGATGCAGGGAACACCCCAGCTGGAACATAAATTCGCACGCTTCGGCGAGGATCTCTCGCTGAAGGACGCCACCGGAATCGAAGGCTACGCCAGCCTGTTCGGCCAGACCGATCAAGGCGGCGACGTGGTGATGCGCGGCGCCTACGCCGCCTCGCTCAAGACGCTCCGCGATCAGGGCCGGACGGTCAAGATGCTGTGGCAGCACGACCCGCACCAGCCCATCGGCGTCTGGGACGAGGTGCGCGAGGACAAGCGCGGGCTTTACGTCAAGGGCCGCATCCTCACCGCCACCCCCAAAGGCGCCGAAGCGGCAGCCTTGATCGGGGCCGGCGCCATCGACGGCCTGTCGATCGGCTACCGCACCCAGAAAGCCGCCCGCGCGCCGGACGGCAGCCGCCACCTGACCCAGGTGGAGCTGTGGGAGGTGTCGCTGGTCACCTTCCCGATGCTGCCCGCCGCCCGTGTGGCGGCCAAATCCGCCGCCGCAGATGCCGAAGCCGAAGCGCTGCGCGCATTGGCCGCCGGCCTGCGCCAGATCACCCGCGACCTCAAAACAGGACACCCATCATGAGCAACCAAGACCTCCCGGCCCAATCCGGGGACGCAGCGCCCCTGGCGCATGAAGTGAAACAGGCCATCACGGGCTTTCTTCATGAATTCAAGGGGTTTCAGGACGACGTGCAATCAAGGCTGAAACAGGCAGAAGAGCGAGTGAACATGCTGGACCGTAAGACAATCTCTCAGAACCGCCCCCATCTGGCAGCCAGCCAGGACGCGGGCGCGCCGCATCAGAAGGCGTTCAACGCCTACCTGCGCTGCGGCGACGACGACGGCCTGCGCGGGCTTGAGCTGGAAGGCAAGGCGATGTCCACCGCCGTGGCCAGCGATGGCGGCTATCTGGTCGATCCGCAGACGTCGGAAACCGTGAAATCGGTGCTGAACGCCTCCGCCTCGATCCGCGCCGTGGCCTCCGTGGTGCATGTGGAGGCGTCCTCTTATGACGTGCTGATCGACCACAGCGAAATGGGGGCCGGCTGGGCCAATGAAACCGGCCCCGCGGCGGAGACCTCCACCGGCTCCATCGACCGCATCACCATCCCGCTGCATGAGCTGAGCGCGCTGCCCAAGGCGTCGCAGCGGCTGCTCGATGACAGCGCCTTTGACATCGAGGGCTGGCTGGCCACCCGCATCGCCGACAAATTCGCGCGGTCCGAGGCCGATGCCTTCATCAACGGCGACGGCATCGACAAGCCCACCGGTTTCCTCAACTACCCGGTGACCGAAAACGGCACCTGGACCTGGGGCGAGATCGGCTACAGGGTTTCCGGCGTCGACGGCGATGTCGGCAACGGCGACGCGATCATCGACCTAGTCTATGCGCTGGGGGCCGAATACCGCGCCAACGCCACCTTCATTCTGAACTCCAAGACCGCGGGAATGCTCAGGAAACTGAAGGACGCCGACGGCCGTTTCCTGTGGTCTGACGGCCTGGCCGCAGGCGAGCCTGCGCGCCTCATGGGCTACCCGGTGCTGATCGCCGAGGACATGCCGGACCCGGCTGCCAACAGCTACTCCATCGCCTTCGGCGACTTCCGCGCCGGCTATACCATTGCCGAGCGCCCGGACCTGCGCGTGTTGCGCGACCCCTTCAGCGCTAAGCCGCATGTGCTGTTCTACGCGACCAAGCGCGTCGGCGGCGATGTCAGCGACTTTGCCGCGATCAAGCTGATGAAATTCGGCCTGAGCTAACCGCTCAGCGCTGATGGCGGACCGGCAGCCCGGTCCGCCGGCTGGCACGCACCCCATATTTCCTTGCCGTCTAGCTGCTCCCCCTCCGTCCGAGCGGCAGGGAACGGTGCGTGCCGGCCGAACTTTAGAAACGGACAGCAGATCAGGGCCGGCTCAGGGGGAGGCCCGCAGGAGTGAGATGATGATGCTGAGCGAAGTGACCCCCGTGCCCGAGGCCGCCCTGCCGCTGGCCCCCTTCAAGGCGCATCTGCGTCTGGGCACCGGCTTTGGCGAGGACAGCCTGCAGGACGAGGTGCTGTTTGGCTTCCTGCGCGCCGCCTTGGCCGCGGTGGAAGGAAGGACCGGCAAGGCGCTGATAACCCGTGATTTTGAGCTGGAGATCCGGCACTGGCGCGACCGCGCCCGGATGGTGCTGCCGATCGCCCCGGTGCGGGCGGTGACAGAGGTGATGATCCGTGACGCCGCGGGGGCTGAGACAGTTCTGACCCCTTCCGCTTACCAGCTGGAGCGTGACAGCCAGCGCCCGCGTTTGTGCCCAACCGGCAGCCTGCTGCCCGCCATCCCGGCCGGCGGTCTGGCGCGGATCACCCTGCAGGCCGGCATGGCCGCGGACTGGGGCGGCTTGCCTGCTGATTTGGGCCAGGCCGTGATGCTGCTGGCCGCGCATTACTACGAATACCGGGCCGACACCGGCCTTCATGGCGGTTGCATGCCCTTTGGCGTCACTAGCCTGATCGAACGCTACCGCAGCCTGCGGCTGACGCTGGGAGGCCTGGCATGACACAGCCCCCGAACCTCACCCGCAAGCTGGTGCTCGAAGACCCCCAGCGCGCGCCCGACGGCGCCGGCGGCTACACGGAAACATGGGTCGCGCTTGGCACCCTCTGGGCCGAGGTGAAATCCCTCTCGGGCCGCCTGGCCGGTGATAGCGTATCTTTGCAGAAATACCGGATCACCCTGCGCGCATCGCCGGAAGGTTTTGCATCCCGTCCGCGCCCGGACCAGCGTTTCCGTGACCATGACCGCCTCTACCGCATTGATGCGGTTGCGGAAAGCGCCCCGGACGCCCGCTATCTCACCTGTTTCGCGGTTGAGGAGGTGAGCGGATGACCTATGCCATCGCAGGCGGGCTGCAATCCGCCGTCTACACCCACCTGACTGGCGACGCGGGCCTCTCCGCGCTGGTCGGCAATGCGATCTATGACGCGATCCCCGCAGGCCCCTTGCCGCAGACCTATGTGGCGCTGGGATCGGAGGAGGTGCTGGACCGCTCCGACAAGACCGCAGGCGGGGCCGAACACCGGTTCTTCGTCACCGTCACCACTGACACGGCAGGTTTTGCCGGCGCCAAGGCCGCCGCCGCGGCCGTCTGCGACGCGCTGGTCGGTGCCGCGGTGCCGCTGCCGCGCGGCCAGCTGACGGGCCTGTGGTTCGACCGCGCCAAGGCCGAGCGGCTGACCACCGGCGGCAGGCAGATCACCCTGCGCTTCAGGGCGCGGGTGGATGACGTCTGAACGTCAGAAACCTCATGAAACCAATTGAAATACATGGAGAACCCCCATGACAGTTCAAAACGGCAAGGACCTGTTGGTCAAAGTGGACATGAACGGCGCTGGCCTGTTTGAAACCATCGCCGGCCTGCGCGCCACAAGGATCAGCTTCAACGCCGAAAGCGTAGATGTGACCAGCCTCGAAAGCCAAGGCGGCTGGCGTGAGTTGCTGGCAGGCGCCGGCGTGCGCTCCGCCAGCATCTCCGGCTCCGGCATCTTCCGGGACGAGGCAACGGATGAGCGCGCCCGGCAGCTGTTCTTCGAAGGCCTCACGCCGGAGTTCCAGGTGATCATCCCCGATTTCGGCATCGTGCAGGGGCCGTTCCAGGTCACAGCACTTGAATACGCGGGCAGCCACAACGGCGAGGCGACTTATGAGCTGTCGCTCGCCAGCGCCGGCCAGCTCAGCTTCTCGGCGGTCTGAACGATGGTGAATCCCCACGCTGGCGAGGCGGAATTGCTCGTGAATGGAACCCCTTACGTGCTGAAGCTGACGCTGGGCGCGCTGGCGGGGCTGGAGGCCGCGCTGGAGGAAAGCACGCTGGTTGATCTGGTGCAGCGGTTCGAACAGGGCCGGTTTTCTGCCCGCGACGTGCTGGCGCTCTTGGCGGCAGGATTGCAGGGCGGTGGCCATGATCTCAGCCGCGAAGACCTCGCTGCCGCCACCATTACCGGCGGCCCGATGCAGGCGGCGCGGGTGGCGGCGGAGCTGTTGGTGCGCAGCTTTGCCGTGCCGGAAGAGCCATGAGCGGGCTGGACTGGCCCGCGCTGATGCGCGCCGGGATGGCGGGGCTGAAACTGCTGCCGCGTGATTTCTGGCAGCTGACGCCGGCGGAACTGCGGCTGATGCTGGGCGAGGCCGCGGCACCGCAGCCGCTCAGCCGCCACCGGCTGGCGGCCTTGATGCAGAATTTCCCGGACGCGCCCAGCCCGGCAAACAAGGAGACAAAAGATGACTGACTCATCCTCGATGGCGGAACTGGAACTGCAGGGCGAAGCTTTGGGAGAAGCGCTGGACGGTGCCTCCGGAATGGCGGCTGCCTTTGCAGAAGTGCTGGGGCGGGTCAAGGAGGGGTTCTCCGAGACCGGGCGCGATGCGCAGATCCTGGACCGAAGTCTTTCCAAGGGCTTACGGCGCGCTTTTGAGGGGTTGGCCTTTGACGGCGACAGCCTGTCGGAGGCGATGGACACCCTCGCGCGCTCCATGATCCGAACCACCTACAACGCGGCGATGAAGCCGGTGACCAATCATCTCAGCGGCATGATGACCGAGGGGCTGACCTCGCTGATCGGAAACATTCTGCCCTTCGCCAATGGTGCGGCCTTCAGCCAGGGCAAGGTGATGCCCTTTGCCAAGGGCGGTGTTGTCACCAGCCCCACAGCATTCCCGATGCGCGGCGCCACCGGGCTGATGGGCGAGGCCGGGCCGGAGGCGATCCTGCCGCTGACCCGCGGCGCCGACGGCTCGCTGGGCGTGCGCAGCCAGGGCGGCGGTGCGGTCAGCGTGGTGATGAATGTGACCACCCCGGACGTCAAAGGCTTTGAACGCAGCCGCAGCCAGATCGCCGCGCAGCTGTCGCGCGCGCTTAGCCGCGGCGGGCGCAACCGTTAAGAATGGAGGGTAACACGATGAATTTCCACGAAGTCCGATTTCCCGCTTCGCTCAGCTTCGGCTCTGTCGGCGGTCCGGAGCGGCGCACCGATGTGGTGACGCTGGCCAACGGGTTCGAGGAGCGCAACACCCCCTGGGCGCACTCCCGCCGCCGCTATGACGCGGGGCTGGGCCTGCGCGCGCTGGAGGATATCGAGACGCTGATCGCCTTTTTCGAGGCCCGCCAGGGCCAGCTCTACGGCTTCCGCTGGAAAGACTGGAGCGATTACAAATCCGCCCGCGCCAGCGCGGAGGTTGCCTTTGATGATCAGGTGGTTGCGACCGGCGACGGTGCCACGGTGACCTTTCAGCTGGCCAAGACCTACCGCTCGGGCGCCTTCACCTACCAGCGCCCGATTGCCAAACCGGTGGCGGGCACGGTGCGGGTCGGGATCGGCCAGGACGAGCTGCGCGAAAGCGTCGATTACGAGCTGGACACCGCTACCGGTCTGATCACCCTGGCGCATCCGCCGGAGAAGGGTCTCAGCATCCGGGCGGGGTTCGAATTCGACGTGCCGGTGCGGTTCGACACCGGCAGCATCCAGACCAGCGTCGCCTCGTTCCAGGCGGGCGAGGCGCCGGCGGTGCCGGTGGTGGAGGTGCGGGTATGAGCGGGCTGTCCGAAGCCTTCCGGGCCCATGTTAAGTCCGGCATCACCACCCTGTGCCGCTGCTGGGCGCTGGAGCGGCGCGACGGTGCGGTGCTGGGCTTTACCGACCATGACTGCGTGCTGCGCTTTGACGGGCTGGCGTTTCAGCCCGGCAGCGGCCTGACGGCGCGGGCGGTGAGCCAGGCCACCGGCCTGTCGGTCGACAACACCGAGGCGCTGGGGGTGCTGAGCGATGCCGCGGTGCGCGAGGCGGACATCGAGGCGGGCCGCTTCGACGGCGCCGAGGTACGCTGCTGGCTGGTGAACTGGCAGGATGTCTCAATGCGCTGGCTGCAGTTCCGCGGCTCGATTGGCGAGATCCGCCGGGCCGGCGGCGCCTTTCAGGCGGAACTGCGCGGGCTGACGGAGGCGTTGAACCAGCCGCTGGGGCGGATCTATCAAAAACCCTGTACCGCGGTGCTGGGCGATGCCGCCTGCGGGTTCGACCTCGGGACGCCCGGCTATGCCACCGAGCTGGCCGCCGCAGAGGTGGAGCGCAACGAGGTGTTCCGCTGGGACGCCTTGCCGGGGTTTGAGCCGGACTGGTTCACCGGCGGGCGGCTTACGGTCCTCAGCGGCGCGGCTCAGGGGCTGTGGGCGGCGGTCAAGGCCGACCAGTCCACGGCGGGCGGGCGGAAAATCGCCCTGTGGGAACCCACCCGCGCTGCGGTGCAGCCTGGTGATACGCTGCGGCTGGAGGCGGGTTGCGACAAGCGGCTGGAGAGCTGCCGGCTGAAGTTCAACAACCTGCTGAACTTTCAGGGTTTCCCCGACATTCCGGGGGAGGACTGGGTGATGGCGGTGCCGCGCCAGTCGGGCGTGAACACCGGGGGCAGCAGGCGATGAGCCGGGTGGTGCAGGCTGCCCGCGGCTGGATCGGCACGCCCTATGTACATCAGGCCTCCTGCAAGGGGGCGGGCTGCGATTGCCTGGGCCTGATCCGGGGCCTGTGGCGCGAGCTGTGCGGGGCCGAGCCGGAGCTTCCGCCCGCCTACACGATGGACTGGTCCGAGCCGCAGGGCACCGAGGCGCTGTGGCAGGCGGCGGCGCGGCATCTGACGGCAAAGCCGTTGCGAGACGCTGCCCCCGGCGACGTGATCCTGTTCCGCATGCGCGAAGGATCGGTGGCCAAGCATCTGGGGGTGCAGTCTCAGGCTGGCAGCAATGAGACGAGGGCAATGCCTGGCCGCGGGCGGAAACGAAGTGCCCGCCCGGGGGGGCGGACGGGCACTGCCCGGCCTATCGGCCAGGCGGAAGTTGTCAATTCAGGCCCCGCCTTCATCCACGCATACGCCGGCCACGGGGTTGTCGAAAGCCCGCTGAGCCCGCCCTGGCAGCGCCGCATCGTGGCGCGGTTTCACTTCCCGAAGGAGCTGAACTGATGGCAACCATTCTTCTCTCTGCCGCAGGCGCGGCGGTTGGCGGCGCAATCGGCGGCACTGTCGCGGGCCTCTCGTCCGCGGTGATCGGCCGGGCGGTGGGCGCCACACTGGGCCGCATGATCGACGAACGCCTGCTGGGCTCAGGCTCGGCCCCGGTGGAGACCGGCAAGGTCGACCGCTTCCGCCTGACCCAGTCCAGCGAGGGCAGCCCTGTCGCGCAGGTCTATGGCCGGATGCGGCTGGGCGGGCAGGTGATCTGGTCCTCGCGGTTCCTGGAAACCTCCACCACCAGCGGCGGCGGCGGCAAGGGCCGGCCCAGCCAGCCGCAGGTCACCAGCTACAGCTATTCGGTGTCGCTGGCGATTGCGCTCTGCGAGGGGGAAATCGCCCATGTCTCCCGCATCTGGGCCGATGGGGAGGAGGTGGCGCCCAAGGATCTGAACATGACCGTCTACCGGGGCACAAAAGACCAGCTGCCCGACCCGGTGATGGAGGCGGTCGAGGGCGCGGGCCAGGTGCCTGCCTACCGCGGCACGGCCTATGTGGTGTTCGAGAACCTGGAGCTGTCGCGCTTCGGCAACCGGGTGCCGCAGTTTTCCTTCGACGTGCTGCGGCCGGAGCAGGCGGACAGCAGCACCTATACGCAGGATCTGGGCCAGCTGGTGCAAGGCGTGGCGCTGATGCCGGGCACCGGCGAATTCGCGCTGGCCGCGCAGACGGTGCAGTATTCCGGCGGCCCGGGCGATGCGAAGGCGGCCAATGAGCATACGCCCTCGGGGATGAGCGACCTCAAGACCTCGCTCAACGCGCTGGAGGCGGAGCTGCCGTCCTGCGGCGCGGCCTCGCTGATCGTGTCGTGGTTCGGCGATGACCTGCGCTGCGGCAGCTGCACCCTGACACCGAAGGTCGAGCATAAGGAGGCTGAGGGCAGTCTGCCCTGGAGCGTCAGCGGCCTGACCCGCGGGACCGCGGCGCAGGTGCTGACGCAGGAGGGCACGCCGATGTATGGCGGCACGCCCGCCGATGCCTCGGTGACCCAGGCGATCCGGGAGATGCGAGACAGGGGCCTCAGGGTGATGTTTTACCCCTTCATCCTGATGGACCAGGCCGAGGGCAACGAACTGCCCGATCCCTGGACCGGCGGCGCCAGCCAGCCGCATCTGCCCTGGCGGGGGCGGATCACGCTCTCTGCCGCGCCGGGGCAGCCCGGCTCGCCCGATGGCACCGCGGCGGCGGAGGCGGAGGTGGCGGCGTTCTTTGGCACCGTCACCGCGGCGGATTTCACCGTGGGGAATGGCACGGTCGCCTACAGCGGGCCGCAGGAGTGGAGCCTCAGCCGCTTCATCCTGCACAATGCCGCGCTGTGCGCAGCGGCGGGCGGGGTGGAAGCCTTTTGCATCAGCTCCGAAATGCGGGCGCTGACGCAGATCCGCGGTGCCGCGGGCTTTCCGGCGGTGGCAGCCCTGCGCGCCCTGGCGGCAGAGGTGCGGCTGCTGCTGGGGGCGGAGACCAAAATCGGCTATGCCGCCGACTGGTCGGAATACTGGGGCTATCAGTCGCCGGAGGGCGACCGGTATTTCCATCTCGACCCGCTGTGGGCGGATGACACCATCGACTTCATCGGCATCGACAACTACATGCCGCTCAGCGACTGGCGCGAAGGGGAGGATCACCTGGACGCGCAATCCGGCGTGCCCGCGATCTATGACCTCGGCTACCTGCGCAGCAATGTGGAGGGCGGCGAAGGCTATGACTGGTATTACCATTCGCCCGAGGCCGCAGCGGCGCAGATCCGCACCCCGATCACCGATGGCGCCCATGAGGAGGCCTGGATCTGGCGCTACAAGGATATCCGCAACTGGTGGATGCAGGAGCACCATGAGCGGATCGGCGGGGTGCGTCAGGCCGCGCCCACCGCCTGGGTGCCGCAGAGCAAGCCCATCTGGTTCACCGAACTGGGCTGCGCCGCCATCGACAAGGGCACCAACCAGCCGAACAAGTTCCTCGATCCGAAAAGCTCCGAATCCAAACTGCCGAAATATTCCAACGGGTTGCGCGACGATCTGATCCAGATCCACTACCTGCGCGCGATCCTTGGCTATTGGGGCGAGGACGCCAACAACCCGGTCTCGGAGGAATACGGCGATCGCATGCTGGATATGTCCAACGCCTATGTCTGGGCCTGGGACGCGCGGCCGTTCCCGGCCTTCCCCAGCCGTGCGGACATCTGGACCGACGGCGAAAACTACCTGCGCGGCCATTGGCTGAACGGTCGGGCCGGGCAGCGCACGCTGGCCTCGGTGGTGGCGGAGGTGTGCCGCCGCGCGGGGCTGGAGGATTTTGACGTCTCGCGGCTTCACGGCGTGGTGCATGGCTATGTGAACCCGGATGTGAGCGATGCGCGCGCGGTGCTGCAGCCCTTGATGCTGCGCTTCGGGTTCGACGCGGTGGAGCGCGGCGGGACGCTGCAGTTCCGGATGCGCAGCGGCAGCGGGGCCGAGACGCTGGCGCTGGAGCATCTGGCCGAAAGCGGCGAGCTGGAGGGCACGCTGGAGCTGTCCCGCGCCAGTGAGGCGGAGCTGGCGGGGCGGGTGCGGCTCCGGTTTACCGAATGGGGCGGCGACCATGCCGCCGGGTCGGTGGAGGCGGTCATGCCTGACGAGGCCACCCATTCCGTCAGCCAGACCGAGCTGCCGCTGGCGCTGACCGGTGCCGAGGCGCGCCAGGTGGCCGGCCGCTGGCTGGCCGAGGCGCGGATCTCGCGCGATACGCTGCGGTTCCAGCTGCCGCCCTCGATGCTGCATCTGGGCGCGGGGGATGTGGTGTCGCTGCCGCTGGAGGGCGGCGATCAGCTCTACCGCATCGACCGGGTGGAACAGGCTGAGGCGCAGCTGGCGGAGGCGGTGCGGATTGAACCCGGCACCTATGACCTGGCCGCGGTGGCGGAGGAGCTGCCGGGCGTCAACGCCTTTGCAGCGCCGGGGCCGGTGCTGCCCCTGTTCCTGGATCTGCCCCTGATGCGCGGCGATGAGGTGCCGCACGCGCCGCATCTGGCGCTGACGGCGCAGGCCTGGCCCGGCAGTGTGGCGGTCTATGGCTCGGAGGAGGATGAGAATTACGCGCTGGAACAGGTGATCGCGGCGCGGCAGGTGATCGGGGTCACGGAAACGCCGCTGTTGGCCGCAGGCGCGGGGCGCTGGGATCTGGGGGCGGATCTGCAGGTGAAGCTGATCTCCGGCTCGCTGGAAAGCCGCACCGTTGAGGCGGTGCTGAACGGCGCCAACGCGGCCGCCATCGGCGATGGCACGCCCGGCAACTGGGAGCTGTTCCAGTTCCGCGCGGCAGAGCTGATTGCGCCGCAGACCTACCTGCTGCGCGGGCGCTTGCGCGGCCAGCAGGGGACCGATGCCGTGATGCCGGAGGTCTGGCCTGCCGGGTCTTATGTCGTGCTGCTGGACGGCACGCCGGTGCAGCTGGAGCTGGCGCCGGAACAGCGCCGCCGGCTGCGGCATTACCGGATCGGTCCTGCGCGGCGGGCGCTGGAGGATCCGTCATATGTGCACCGGCAGGAGAGTTTTGAGGGCATTGGCCTGAGGCCTTATGCGCCGGTGCATCTGCGGCTGAGCGGCGCGCTGGGCGAAGACATCGCCGCCGCCTGGGTGCGCCGCACCCGGATCGAGGGCGACAGCTGGGACCTGGACGAGGTGCCGCTGGGCGAAGAGACGGAATCCTACCGCATCCGGGTGATGCGCGGGACCGCGGTGCTGCGGGAGGAGACGGTGGCCGCGCCGGGCTGGGCCTATCCGGCAGCGGCGCAGGCTGCGGACGGGGTGCAGGCGGGCGATGTGCTGGACGTGGCGCAGCGGTCGGCGCGGTATGGTGCCGGGCCTGCGGTGCGGGCCGTGCTGGAATGATCCGCCCGGTGCTGCCCGGCGATGTCTCCGCGGTGGCGCGGGCGCTGCTGGCGGTGCCGGAGAGCGGCCGCCTGCGCCTGTGCCGCCGCATTTTCGGCGGCGCGGCAGAGGCGGCGGCGCATTGCCGGATGCTCGGGCAGCTGCATCCGCGCTGGGGCGACGGCAGCCTGAGCGCGGCGGCGCGGCGGTGTGCCCTGGCAGAAGAACCGTTTCTGGATGACGCGGCCTATCTCGGCTGCACCCGGCTGGTGCTGCGGGAACTGGCGCTGGTGCTGGATGCGGAGGCGGAGGCTCCCGCCCGCTGA